GCGGTATGCAATGCGGACACTTTCAAAGTCGTAGACACCACGCTACACGCTGGAACGAGTGGAATTGTCAAGTACAATGCGTAAAATGTAATATGTTTAGTGGTTCTGGAGAACAATGGAAGTTCGGACTTAACATAAATGCAAAGTATGGTGAGGGTACATCTAACGAACTACAAATTTTAGCACAAACTACAGTTAAGATTAGTAGAGTAGATTATGAGGAAAATATACGATATTACAAGGCACTTGTTAATAACTTAAAAAAGGAAAAGGGAATAGAATAAAAATTTTTCTATATTTGAAATATGAAACAACCAATATTTGCTAATAAACAACACGAGGTAATAGTTAGCAATTATATAAAAATGTTGAAAGACTTTGTAGTAGATGTTTCAAACGACGTAAGATATAAAAACTATAACGACGTTTTACAAGTTATTATAGAATATCATAACAACTACGGTAAAAATGTTAGAGAAAATAATTACTGGGACTGGCTAATGATATTACCTATAAATGTTTCTGTTATGACAAGTGGCTATTTGTCAGCTATAGAAACTAAAAGAAATAAGACACTTGTAAACTCATATAGAATTTTAGTTACTGAAATGTTACACGACGTAGTAGAAAAAATAGAAAAATTAGAGCCTTATAATGAATGATATATATACAGTTATAAGCAAACTAACGCCGATATATAAAGAGTTGGCTAACAAATATACAAACGATATTAACGAGGCAAACGATAGCGTACAAGATTTAATGGAGTATTTTATAAATATGGATAAACAAACCTTAACAAAAATATATAATAATGACGGTGAAACGGGTTTAATTAAGTACGGTAATGTAGTTATAAAAAGAGCCTTAACAAGTGTTAGAAGTCCATTTTATTACAAGTACAAAAAATATTATAAGCATATATGTAGTTATTATGAAACAAATACTGCTGTAAAGAAACACGGTAAAACACAAAGCATACAAAATATACCTGACTATATAGAACAAAACCCACAATACGCAAAACTTGAACTTATAGATACACAGTTAGAAAAACTACACTGGTACGATAAAAAATTATTTGAGTTGTACTATTATGAAAATCATACATACGATAGCCTAGCTAAAGTTACTGGTATTAGTAGAAATAGTTTATTTACTACTATAGATAAGGTTAGAAATATACTTAAAGACGAGTTATGTAATGAATAGATATTTTACAAATAACGAAATATACAATGAACGCTTAGCTATTTGTAATAGTTGCGATTATTTTTTTAAGCCTACTGGTCAATGCAAAAAGTGTTTGTGTTTTATGTCTATCAAGGCAAGGCTTAGTTTTTTGAGTTGCCCTATAAATAAATGGAGTAAAACAACTGAGGTAGAAATGCCTAAAGATATACCAGCTGAACTTATAGAAGAGGCTATAAAAATATACCCTGATATAAAAACTGGTAGGGCTAAAAACCACGAGGTTAAGTATAAAATGATAGAGTTATATAATACTATATACAATACAAATTATGATAAGGGTACAAGTTGTCGTAGTTGTCTAAGCACTTGTTTAAAAGGTATAAAAAATATATATATAAAGTATGGTAAGTAGTCATTTAAGTTTTCTTGTTTATTGTTTTTTTGTTATTTCTACTATTTACCATACTTTTTTTAAAATTTAAAATATGATAGAGTTTTTAAGACACGCTACGGGTTTATGCGGTGAGCCTCACCCAAGTTTACTTACTATACTTTTTGGTACACCTATAGTAGGTTATTTATTAATGAAATTTAAAAACAAAAACAAATGAGTATATTTTTTGGAATTATAGTAGGTTTTTTTGTGTTTGCTTTTATAATTATTAGCTATTTAGAGTATAGAGCTGACCTACACGAAATGCACATACTAAAAGATAAATTAAAAAAATATGAAGAGCAAGAAAAAATTAAAAATACCTAACTATTATATAGGTAAAGTATATGGCTATGAGGCTAGAAAAATTATAGAGGATTACGACTTAGGTTTTAATGTAGGTAACGCAGTTACTTATTTACTAAGAGCAAACAACAAACATAAAAGCCCTATAGAAAAAGCTATAAACCACTTATATTTTGAGTTAGACGTAATAAATAATAAAAAATGACACTATACATTTGCGAGTGCGGTAAAGAGCAAAAAGAAATAAGTAAAGCTACTATAGTATTAAGAGATAATAAGTGGGTATGTAAACAAGCTCTATGTAGTTGCGGTAAATATATGGATAGTATAGCCAAAGACGGTATGCCTAACTTAATACGTACTGAGCCTACTTTAAGTAACAAAGGCGACAAAATGTGGGATAGTACAAAAGAAAAAATATGTGGTGAGAGAGGTATTAATGAGCCTTTTGACTAATGAAGTTTGTAATAAAAAATACAAACGACAAACAAAGTTTATTTAACTATTTAAAGCATTTAGACAACGACTATATAGTAGATGTTAAAAAACAAAAAAACAATAGATCAATAATGCAAAATAATTACTACTGGGCTTGTATAGTACAACCTTTAGCAAAAGAACTAGGCTACTATAACGACGAAATGCACGACGCACTTAAAGTAAAGTTTAGTAGTGAATGGTCAAGTATAGAACGTGACGATAAAACAATAGGTCTACAAATTGTAAACAGTACGGCACGTATGAATACAAAAGAGTTTGAGATATATACAGAAAGTATAAGAGTTTGGGCGCTAACTGAGTTAAACGTTAGACTAATGCTACCAAATGAATATAATTAATTTCTATAATATAATATAAGTTGAATAATCAAGTTTTTTCAAGATGAGTACACACGGTGGTAAAAGAGTAGGGGCTGGACGTAAAAGTAAAGCTGACGAACAAAAGCTAATAGAAAATCTAACGCCTATGAATAGTTTGGCTTTACAGTCGCTACAAGAGGGCTTAGAAAAAAAAGAACAATGGGCAGTTAAATTATTCTTTGAATATTTTTACGGTAAACCTCAACAAAGAGTAGATGTTACTACAAACGACGAAAGCCTAAATATGCCTTTAATAAACTTTGTAGAAACTGAAACTAAACGATAAATATAAACAACTATTTGAAAGCGACGCTAGATACTTTATTATAACTGGCGGTAGAGGTAGTGGTAAGTCTTTTGCGGTGACAGTATTTCTAACACTACTTACAATGACTAAAAATATTAGAGTATTGTTTACACGTTATACTATGGTGTCAGCTCACTTAAGTATTATACCTGAGTTTTTAGAAAAAATTACACTACTTGGTTTTGACAATTTATTTAGCGTAAATAAAGCTGAGGTAGTTAATTTAGGTAACAAAAGTGACATACTATTTAGAGGTATAAAAACAAGCGCTGGTAACCAAACTGCAAGTCTAAAATCTTTAACTGGTGTTAGTACGTGGGTATTAGATGAGGCAGAGGAATTAATAGACGAAGATATATTTGATACTATTGATCTGAGTATTAGAGAAAAAAATATACAAAATAGAATTATACTTATACTAAACCCAGTTACTAAAGAACACTGGATATATAATAGGTTTTTTTTAAACAAAGGCGTAGAGGCTGGTTTTAACGGCGTTAAAGACAATATATGCTATATACATAGTACATACCTAGACAATATAGATAATCTCTCTAAGAGCTTTATAGGACGTATAAACACTATAAAACATAACAACATAAAAAAGTATAATCACAAAATACTAGGCGGTTGGTTAGACAAGGCAGAGGGTGTAGTATTTGAGAATTGGACTATAGGCGAGTTTAACCCCGACAACTTGCAAACATCTTGCGGTATGGACTTTGGCTTTTCTGTAGACCCTGACAGTTTAGTAGAGGTTGCAATAGATAAGAAAAAAAAGAAGATGTATTTAAAAGAGCATATCTATAAGAACGGTCTAAAGTCACACGAACTTGCAGAAATAGTATTAGACAAAGTAGGTAATAAACTTATAATAGGTGATAGCGCAGAGCCTAGACTTATAGAAGATTTAAAACACTTAGGCGTAAATATAAAGCCAGTAAAAAAAGGTACAATAGAAAGCGGTATAACACGTATGCAAGATTACGAGTTAGTTGTATGTCCTAGATCAACTAATATAGCTAAAGAACTAAATAACTATATATATGCAGACAAAGGATCAAAGCTCTATGTAGACGCTTACAACCATAGTATAGACGCAATAAGATATAATGTAATTTACCACTTAGACAACCCTAACTACGGTAAGTATTTTGTACAGTAGTATTATCTAATTAAATTAAAATTAGTTAGGTTGTGTTCTCTTATAGCCCATTTATGTGTACCACAATCTTTTATTTCTGTATCTTGTAAACTCATCGTAAAACCATTTTTAGTACATACTACTAATAGCTTATTGTTAGTATTTCTTACTACTTTGTATAGTGAGCTTTTCCAGTAAACATCTTCGTTAATATCTAGTAAGTAGTTAATCGTTTTTAGTGTTTCTTTATTTGTCATTTTATTTCTTTTGTTTTTTGTTGGTACAAAGATACAATAAATATTTTAACCACCAAACTTTTTAACGTTTTTTTGATAAAAACTTTTTGCAATAAAAAAAGGGGCTTTTACACCCCTTTATAATTATATGTTATTTACTAATTTTTTATTTAATATTATTTATATATTTTTCTATTGTAGAAAATTTAACTGCTTGTTTTACTATTTTACCATTGATAAATAAATTCAATTTACCATTTTTCTTGATTATTTCAGCGTGTACTAAAGGCTTGTTAAATATTTCTATTTCTGCAACCTCATTATTTAAAATATATCTCATTACTTGAGGAGCAAATTCTGTTGGGTCAATAAATCTATAATTTGTCATTTTATTTAATTTAAGTTATTGTTTGTTTTTGTTGGTACAAAGATAAGTACTTTTTTTAAACTACCAAACTTTTTTAACACTTTTTTGGTAAAAACTTTATTTTACTCTAGTAACTTTTTTTAAATTAATAAAAAAAAAGTGGTAATTTAGGTGAGTAAACTAAATATAAACTTTTTCTATATATAACTATGAATATAAACGTTGAAAAAGACGGAACAAAAAAAAGGTACAAATTAATAAACAGTTGGTCAGATGTTACCTTAGAAAAATGGCTAAAGCTAATAGAGTTTGAGGGCTTGACAAAAACGCAAGAAAGTTTAGAAACTATAAACTTGTTAAGTACAATGCCTAAAAAAATTATAAGGGAACTTAGTGTACAAGACGTAGCTATGATTATGACTACGTTTAACAAGTATAAAATAAACACTAATAAGCGACTTAGAAAAACATTTACTTTAGATCAAATCAAGTACGGCTTTCACCCTAACTTAGAGGAACTAACTTTAGGAGAGTGGGCGGACATAGAAACATTTATACAACAAGGCATACAAGACAATATGGCTAATATAATGGCTATATTGTTTAGACCAATAAAAGAAAGTAAAAATGACGCTTATATTATAGAGGCTTATGACGGCAACATAAGTGTAAGAGCTGAGAAATTTAAAAAGATGAGTGCAGAGCAAGTACAAAAGTCTTTGGTTTTTTTTTGGACTTTCGCAAACGAGTTGTGCAAGATTTCGCTATCATATTTGAGGGGTCACCTCAACGAAGTGAAGAAAACAATACCAACGAAAGTTTTGCCGAAAAATGGGGCTACTTTGGTATGATGTATAGACTATGTAACGGAGATATAAGTAAACTAGAAACTATAGCTAAAATAAACGTCTTAGAGGCTTTTACTTGGCTTAGTTATGAAACTGATTTAGAAAGTTTAAAAAATGTAAATGTAAATGGTAAATAATAAGACATATAACAACGTAATAGAAACGCTAAAAAATTTAGGTACTAATCATTTTCAAATAAGCACAACAACAGTAGGCGATATATTCGATATTGACTTAGAAAAAAATACTAAGTACCCTCTTATGCACTTAAACCCAGTAAACGTAACTACAAGACGTACAGAGTTAGTATATAACTTTCAAGTGTTTATAATGGACTTAGTAGAGCCTGACGGTAGCAACGAACAAGCGGTATATAGCGAAGTATTACAAATATGTATTGATATAATAGCTATATTGTCAAACTCACAATTTCAAGCGCAATTATCTTTAGATATAAACGCCCCAGTATATTTTGCTGAGGGTGACTTTACGTTAGAGCCATTTAAGGAACGATTTGACCAATCTGTAACTGGCTGGGTTTTTAACTTAGGTATAACTGTAGAGAATAGCTTTCAAAGTTGCGAAATACCTATGGATAATGTAGCAATAGGTGAATGATAAAATTTAAAATATGGAAGATAACAATACAACTGATACCGCCAAAAATAACAATAAAGCTATGACTTACGAGGACGTGTTATTAAAGCTAGAGGCAATAAGTATAAAATTAGAAAGCTATACTGACTACCCACAAAGCGCTAGTAACAATGCAAAAAGAGCTATAGAATATAAAGAAGAAAACGGTAGCGACTGCGGTACGCGTGTTGGTTGGACTAGAGCAAGACAACTAGCAGATAAAAAGCCAATTAGTAGAGAAACAATTTCACGTATGGCTAGTTTTAAGCGTCATCAACAAAATAAAGATGTACCTTATAGTGAGGGTTGCGGTGGTTTAATGTGGGACGCGTGGGGTGGTACAAGCGGTATAAACTGGGCAATAAATAAATTAAAACAAATAGATAAAAATAAAAAATAAATTATGGCAGATTTAACAACAACAATTACAGAAAGTTTAGTGCTTAACGGTGCTAACAGAGGTACTACAAACAATATAGTAACAACTGGTATAACAGATGTACTAGAACGTATCTTAACTTGCGCACACTCTAACACTACTACTATTGCTACTTTTGGAAGTACACCACACTCTAGCGCTGGTGCTTTAGACGTAGAAAACTGTAAGTATGTCAGAGTAACAAACTTAAGTGCCGATCAAGATATAAAGTTAGCGCTTGTTACAACTAACACAAACTACCAAGTAACAGTAAGAGCTGGTAGTTCACATATATTATTTCAAGCAGAAAATGGCGCTATAGGTGAAACTGACACTAGCCCAGCTTTTGGTACTTTAGAAGATATTACTAGCATACAAGTTAGACCGTCAGCAAGTACAGACGTACAAGTAGAAATATTTGTAGCGTTAGTATAATGAAAACTGACAATATAGAAAGATACCTAAATAGCTTTGGTAAATACATAGTACAACAAGCCAAAACTAATTTAAGTAAAGGTAAAAAAAATGTAAGTAAAGATTTATATAACTCAATTAGATATAAATTAGTATTTACACCTAAAGGCTTTAGCGTAGATTTTTATATGAGAGATTACGGTACATTTGTAGACAAAGGAGTAAGCGGTAAAAAAAATATACAAGAGTTTGCAAATTATGACAACAAAAAAGTTGCGAGTCCTTACCAATATAGTAATAAATTACCGCCTATAAGTAAGATAGCAAAGTGGACTAAAGACAGAGGTATAAAAGGAAGAGATAGTCGAGGTAGGTTTATAAGCGCTAAATCTTTAGCTTATCTTATAGCAAAAAAAATACAATTACAAGGAATTAAAAGCACTAGCTTTTTTCAAAGACCTATAGCACTTGCTATGCGAAAGTTTGGCGTAGGACTTTTAAATGCAGTTAAAGAGGACGTAGTTTCCCAGTTCTCAAAAGAAATTAAAACAAGTATAGAATAATGGCTAATTTAAACTTAGAACAACAACCTAAATACGACCCGTTCCCAGCAACGCAAGACGTTATATTTACAGTTAGCGACAATACAGTAGTTACAAGCGAAACAAGAGTAAAGTTTATAGCTAATGTGTATATATCTACAGATAAAGCTCTTTTAGGAACGTCACCTACTTTACAAGCAACTTTAAAAACTACACCTAACAACGCTGGTGTTGGTATGTTTGATTTACGACCAATACTTGAGAGTTTTGTTAAGTCAGATAGTTTAGCTAGTGGTAATACATCTACTGGTGCGCCTATAGGTGCTTTAGCGCCAACATATAAGGGCAGTAGTTATGCTCAAGGTAACCAATTTCCTATACACGTTATAGACAAATACGCACTTAGCGAAAACACTATAAAATGGTTGTCTGTAAAATTTCAAATAGAATATCTAAACGGTGGCGGTAACCCAAATGCAGTAGAAACAGACGGCGACTTTATATTTACGCAAGACTATTTATTTTACAACGGTTATTTAAGTCATACAGATAATTTAACGGGGTCTACTACTAATAGTGACTTTGGCTGGAATTTAGAGAAAGCGGGTTACAACCTTGACGGCTCAGATATTAGCTTTATACAAAACTCTAATACGTCAAACTATTTAACACCTTGCCCTAAAGAGTTACACGCTAGAGTTACAGATTATGGTACTTTACCTACATTTAACGTGCTTACAAATGCTACGTTTTTTACTGGTGCGCCAAATGACACAACAAATAGAAGATACAACTTTACACAAGTTACAATGTATGACGAAAACGATAGTTTATTAGTAACTTTTAACATAGATAACAATACTGCGGTTGGTGGTTTCGATCAAGCTACTACTAACGCTAGGGCTATGATTATATTTTTAGGTTTGTACCCAGCTAACTTAAATAACTGGTCGTCTGACTTTCAAGCTAATATAGGGCAAACTAGCTACTATACTGTAAAGGGTGTTGGTCACCCGTCAGGTCTAATAACTGATGAGTATAGAATAAATATTATATGTGATAGTAGCTTTGGTTATGAGGGCATACGTTTAACTTGGCTTAATAAGTTTGGTACGTGGGATTATTACACATTTAACCAAAAATCTATACGGTCTTTATCTACAAGTAAATCACAATATACACAACTTGGCGGTACTTGGAACGAGGCAACTTACCAGCCTAACGGTTTTAAGGGCGGTATGAAAAACTTTAGAGTAAACGCTACAGAAAAAATTACACTTAATACAGATTACTTAACCGACTTAGAGAGTGAATGGATAGAGAGTTTATTTAACAGTCCTGAGGTTTATATATTAACTGGTGAAACGACTACAGATAATGCGGGTATAATAAACAAATATGTACAACCAGTAACACTAACTACTACCTCATTTACACGTAAAACTAAAGCTAACGATAAGCTAATACAATATACTTTTGAAGTAGAACGTAATAGACCACTTAGAACACAAACTACATAATGAGTACACAACTGATATTATATCCACAAAATTATACTGGTTATTCTTATAGCACTAGCACATATATACAAGAGTTTGTAAATGACCCTGAGTTTAACGGCTCTTTTTTTGGTACTATACAAAATGCAGTATATAACTCGGCTGGTTTTAACAATTTTATGGCTACCGCACCACCTATTGGTGGTTGGCAAGGTTTCCACTCTAATAGCGGTACTGGTTGGTATAATAACACGTCAGCTCCTACAATAAGTGGTGGAGTTTTAACCTTACACGGTACTAACGGTGCTAGTTCTGTAGGTTCTATATGCGGTGTTTATCAAAAAATTAGTGGTTTAGTTATAGGTCAAAGTTATGATTTAGTTGTAGACCACCCAACTGGAACGGGTTTAAATCAAGGTGTTTTTGCTATAGGTGGTTTTGGTACGCATACATTTCATCAAAATGACTTTATTGGTCAAGTACCTAACCAGCCAGTAGGGTCTAGCCCAACTACTACAAGTAATGTAGGTACGTCTACTACTTTTACTTTTACGGCAACTAATACAGAAATGAATTTACTATTTAGTTGGTTAAGTAGCTATTTTACTGGTACTGTAGAAATTACTAAAATAAGTGTTAAAGAAAGTAACGCAGTACCGCAGTTAGTATTTGACGATATAAATGACGGACAAGTAATTTGTGACTTATACCAAGAACAAGATATACCGCTTACTTTAAGCGTAGATGAATTTACAAATATTATAGAAAAACAACAAAGTTATAGTAAAGATTTTGACCTCCCAGCAACTAAACGTAACAATCAAATATTTACACATATATTTGAAATAACAAAAACTATTAATAATATTTTTGACTTTAACCCGTATAAACAAACTAAAGCAAGTTTAAAACAAAACGGTGTATTATTATTTGAGGGTTGTTTAAGGCTTATAGAGATAGTAGAAAAAAACGGAGAAATAAGCTACAATGTAAATTTATTTTCTGAAAGTATAGCACTAGCTGAGGTCTTACAAGGTAAAACTTTTAGCGACTTAACAAGTGCAATATTAGAACTAGAACACCAATATACAGAGGCAAATATTATTAATAGTTTTACTGGTGCTTTAGAGCTTGTATTACCGTTATCTAGTGGTAGTTTTGCTGGTAACGTTGGTGATACTACTACAGACGTGTTAAAGTACCCTTTTGTTAATTGGACTGGTAATATAGACTGTACTGGAAGTGAGCCAGTAGTAGAACAACTTACAGACGTATTTAGACCATTTATTAAGGTCAAGTATTTAATACAAAATATTTTTAAGTCAGCTGGTTTTAGTTTTACGTCACAATTTATAAATAGTACGTTTTTTGACAAATTGTATATGGACTTTAACTCAGGATCAGGCGGTGTACCTGAAACGTTAGTAGACCACGAAGTAAACGGTATAGGTATGGGTGACGAAACACAATTTTTAACTACGTCTTTTACTAATTTAATTTTAAGTCCAATGCCGTTAGTTGGTATGCCTAGCGCTTACAATCAAACAACTAATCAATACGTATCGCCATTTAACAATAACGTAATGAATGTTAACGTTAATATAAATTTACTAAACACAGATACAAGCGATAGAGTAGTAGAATATCAAGTGTTAAGTAAAGGTGTTGTAATATCAAGTGGTTCAGCTACAATTTTAGCTAATTTAGGGCAAATTGATTTTACAGATACTTTTACAGATACTCTTAATGCTACTGATATAATAGAAGTACAAGTAAAAGCTGACGTAACCAATAAAGTAAGAGTAAAACTTGACTTAGTTAATTTTGTTTTTACTACTAGCGTACACTATAATAGTTCATCTATAAGCGGTACAATATCTAGTACATTTAGTTTTAATGCTTTAAGAGGTGACATTGAACAATGGGAGTTTATAAAGTCTATTATGACTATGTTTAATTTAATTACTTTACCTGACCCGTCAAACCCTAATAACATATTAATAGAGCCTTATGTAGATGTGTTTGGTAACGACCCTACCGCAGTTACACCAACACAGTTAGACTGGACTTATAAACTCGACACATCTGACATAAATATAAAGCCTATAGACCTAAAACAAAAAATAACATTTAAATATGCAGAGGACGAGGACGACTACGCTTTTAATGTATATAAAAAAGCTACTAGCGGTTATTTATACGGTAGTAAAGAAATAAACAACACTACATATAGCTTAGTTGAGGGTGAAGAGGAAATAGAGCCTAAAGTATTTAGTGCAACTGTATGTAAACCTATCGAAGATTTGTTTCCAAACTTTTTTATACCAGTTATTTATAGTGGAAGTTTAGAAGAGGGTATGGAGGCTTTTGACAATAATGCTCGTATACTTATTGACTGCGGTACAATAAATCAAAATTACGAAGTAGACGGCAGTTCATTTACGCAGTATTTAGCTTTTGCACACGTAGATACAATACCTTGTAATGGTGGTGACACAGATATAAATTTTGGAGAATGTCAATTATTTTTAGGTACGTCACCTACTGACAATTTATTTAATACGTATTATTTAGAGTATTACAATCATTTATACGACCCAAATACTAGAATATTAAAAGCTAAAGTAAATTTAACACCTACTGACATAAATACTTTTAAATTTTATGACATAGTTACTTTAAAAAATAGAAAATATAGAGTTAATAAAATAGATTATAAACCTAACGCTTTATCTACTGTAGAATTTATATTACTTAACTAATGACAAAAAAAACTAAATTTTTAAACGGTCAAACTATTAGACCTGACCAAATAACAACTAATGGTATTGTTTCATTTACAGACGGTACAAATAACGGCTTGTTAGGTAACCAAGAAAGTTGCGAGGCTTACGGTTATACATACGATAAGTCTACTGGGTATTGTAGAGCTTTTATTAATCAAAATAAAGTTTTTACAGATTTTAGTAGGGCTACAGTAAGTGAAAATGGAGTACAAAATACAATTAGACAAAACGTACAAAATAGTAATATTACTGGTAACAAAAATACTATATCTGGTTATAATAATAATATAAATATTTTAGGTAACGAACACGAGGTAGGTAGAAACTTTGACAACGCAAGTATTTTAGGCGGTACACGTGGTACAATAACAAGAGAAAGCGAAATAGCAATAGGTGGTGGTAAAAGATCAATAAGTGATAGTACAAATGCAGTTACATTTAGCAGTAAACGTAAAACCTCTACTTTAGAATTATCTTGCGTAACAATAGACAACACCGCTACTAATATGACAATACAAGGTGACGGCTCTAGTTTTATAAACGTAGAAAATAACTCTATTATAGGCTATGACATTTATATAACAAGATTAGAACTAGGCGGTAGTAGTGGAACTGCTGGTAATTACTCTTACAGAAATATTAGAGGCGCAGTCAAAATTAACCAAGTTGGTGTAATGTCATTTGTAGTAGGTTTTAGTAGAAATATAGCAAAAGTAGGAGTAAATGGTACGTGTATAATGGCTGACAGTACAACGGGTGGTGTACCGTCAATAAGTGTAAACGTACAAGATAGAAATAACGTACAAAATCTTTGGAGTGCAAGCGTAACTTTGCACGAAGTAATTAGTGAAACATTAATAGTATAATATGGCGACAGAAGAAATAAATTTAAAGGTAAAATCGGACATAAGCGAAACAACAAAAGACGCTAGCGGGTTAGCTAGTGAGTTTAAAGTAATGGGCGTTAGTTTAAATGACGTTAAAAAAGGTTTTGCAAGTGCTGGTGCTATGGCTAAAAAATCATTTGCTACAATTAGAGCTGGTATAATGTCTACTGGTATTGGCGCTTTACTTATAGCGATTACAAGTTTAGTTACATATTTTACAAATAGTAAGCGAGGCGCAGACGATTTAAAAGTAGCTCTAACTGCTATGGGTGCAGTTATTGACGTTATAAAAGATAGATTAACAAGAGTAGGCGAGGCTTTAAAATTTGTGTTTAGCGGTGACTTTAGAAAGGCTGGCGAACTACTTAAAGACGTACATAAAGGTATAGCAGATGAAATAAAAGAAGAGGTAAAAGCTATGGTACAATTAGAACGAAGAACGCAAGCGCTACGTGACGCTGACAACGAGTTTATGGTACAAAAAGCTAAAACTAGGCAAGAAATAGAAAGGGCTAGGTTAATAGCAGAAGATGAAACAAAAAGCGCACAAGAAAGGTTAGAAAATCTCAAAAAAGCGTTAGAACTTGAGGCTGAAACTACAAAACGAGAACTAGAGTTAGCTAGGGAACGTATGCAAATACAAGAAGAGCAAATGGCTCTTAGTGAAAATACCGCAGAAGATGAACAAAGACTAGCACAGTTAAAAACTGAACTTATAGAAAAGGAAACCGCAAGTATTAAAATGCAACGTAGGGTAATAATGGAAGTAAACGCTTTAGAACGAGAAATACACGCAGAAGAAAAAGCTAGAATAAAAGAAAAAGAGGACGCAGAAAAAAAGAAACGTGAAGAGCAAGAGAAAGCGGAAAAAGAGGCAAAAGAAAAAAAGGAAAAAGAAGAGGCAGAGGCAGAGGCAAAAAGACAAAAAGAGGCTGAAAAAAAAGCGAAAGAAGAAATAGAATTAGCAAATGCAGTAGAACAAGCTAAACTAAAATTAACACAACAAGGCTTTAGTATAGCAGAGGGGTTAGCTGGTAAAAGTGACAAAATGCAAAAAGCCGTTGCAGTAGCAAAAACTATATACAATACACAACAAGCTATAATGAAAACTATGGCGGAAGTACCAGCGCCTTTTAATACTTTACAAGCGGTAGCTACTGGCGTTATGGGTGCTATGTCAATACAAAAAATACTTAGTACAACACCTGAAAACGCAAGTGCAAGTGGTGGGGCGTCAGCAAGTGGCGGTGGTGGTACACCAGCCCCACAAATGGTTAGTGGTGCTTTTGATTTAAGCGGAGTTACTAAGCCAGAGCCAGTACAAGCCTTTGTAGTAACTGATGATATGACAGAAAGCCAAGATAAACTAGCTACAATTAGACGTAGAGCAACAATTTAAAAAATCAAATAATTAATAACTAAATATATATATAAATATGCCTTGTATAAAATGTGATAACGGAAAATATAAGTACGGTAATAACGGTGAGTGTAAATATGACACTAAAGCAGAGTGTGAACGTGCAAATAAAGACAAATACGAAGAAACTAAGCCACCAACTAAAGTAGTTGAGTTAGTAATAGAAGAAAATAACGAAAGTTTGACTATAGACGCTATTTCTCTTGTTAGCGACCCAGCAATACAAGAAGACTTTGTGTTTTTTAACAAACAAAAGAACAATTTAACACTTGCAAAGGTAGATGAGGATAAAAGAATGTTAGTTAGTCCAGCTCTTATACCTAACAAGTCTATTTATAGATATAACGCCGATACAGATAGCGAATATTATGTATATTTTAGCCCTGAAACTGTTAGACAAGCTAGTGAGTTGTATTTAAAGCATAATAATCACCATAAAGCAACTTACCAACACCAAGATAGAGTAAGTGGTGTTTTAACTGTAGAAAGTTGGATAATAGAAGACCCTAAAATGGATAAATCTAAACTTTATGGCTATAATTTACCTAAAGGCAGTTGGATGGTTAAAATGCGTGTCAATAATGAAGACCTTTGGGAACGTATAAAGGCTGGAGAATTGCGCGGATTGTCAATCGAGGGGTATTTTGTGGATAAAATGCAAAAGATGAGTGAAAAACAACCTACAGATCAAGAAATATTAAGCGCTTTAAACGAGATAATAAGCGAAAATCAAATAAAATAAAAATTTTTCTATTATATAATAACCTTTAATAAATAATTATGGACTTAAAATCAAAAATTAGAGTAGCTTTAGGACTTGAAGAAGAGATTAAGCTACAATTTCAAGCAAAAACAGAGGACGGTACTATTATAGTATCTACCGCAGAGGAATTAGAGGCTGGCGTAGACGTTTCTGTATTAACAGAGGACGGTACTACTATTTTATTACCAGCTGGAACGTATAAACTAGATACTGGCGTAACTTTTAGAGTAGAGGAAGAGGGAATAGTAGCCGAAGTTATGGAAAGTGAAACTGAGGAAGAGGACGAAGAGGAAGTAGTAGAAGAGGTAGAGGCGTCAGAAGATGTTAAAATGGAAGATGAGGACGAAGATAAATACGCTGACATTGAGGATAGAATGACTAAGCTAGAAGAGGCGGTAGAAGAGTTAGTAAAAGAGTTTGGTAAAGACAAAGAAGAGATGTCAGAAGAGTTAAGCGAAGATACAGAAGAGGTATCTGACAAACCTAAGACTATAAAAACTACAGAAGTTGTAGAGTTTAGCGCAGAGGACGAAATTAAAAAGTTAAAGGCTGAAAATGAGGAACTTAAAACTAAATTAAGTGAAACACCAGCAGACAACCCTATAAATGCAAACAAATTTAGCGCAGAAAGACCAGCTATGACAAGAGCTGAGTATAATAGGTTGTCAAAACGTGAGAGATTTCTAATGAATTTAAACAATAATAAATAATAATAATTAAAATAATATTTTATGGCTTTTAGTGTAACACAACCGAACTTTACGGGAAAATCAGCGGGAGGGTATATCTCTAGCGCTTTAAAAGAGGCAAAATCTTTAGAGTATTTGACTGTTTTAGAAAATATAAAGTACAAAGAAAATATACAAAAAATGGACGGTTCTGGTCTAGTTAAAAATAGTGACTGTAACGCTTTTACAAGTGCTGGTGACTTAAGTTTAACTGAAGCAACTTTAGAACCAAAAAGTTTACAAATTAACCTTGCAATATGTAAGGGTACGTTGCTAACTAGCTACGAGGCGCTACAGATGAGAGCTGGACGTGACGCTATGCCGTCTGTTTCATTTGAGGACTACGTAATTTCTTACATTGGTGAAATTATTGCAGACGCTACAGAAAAATCTATATGGCGTGGAGTTGCTACAAACAATGGTGAGTTTAACGGTTTTTGTGGATTTACTTTATTACCAGCAAACGACAACACAGTAGTACAGTCGTCAGCGTCAGGAGCTTATACGGCAGGTAATATTGTAGCAGAATTACAAACTTTAACGGCTGACATTTTAGGCGGTACTGCGCAAGACGTATTACATAAAGACGACGCTTATATCTTTATGAATAGAAAAACTTACCAGTTTTATATTCAAGCTATGAGTACGTTAAACTATATGAATATGTCACAAATGAATAATGACTACCAACCATATTTTGAAGGCATAAAAATTGCTGTGGTAGACGGCATGATAGACAATCAGCTAGTGTTCGCAGAGTCTTCTAACTTATTTTTTGGGACTGATTTATTGAGCGACCATACGAGGATTTCTTTACTCGATCAATCGGTAGTAACGGGGTCAGATAACATTAATTTAGTAGCTAGATATACTGCTGGTGTTATTCAAGGAATTGGTGCTAACGTAGTTAGACAATCATAATAAACTAGAAAAACGGTAGGGGTGTAAAAACCTCTACCTTAACTTAAAATAAATAATATGGCTTGTACAAATTTAACAAAAGGTAGAGAGTTACAATGTGATAGAGTAGCTGGAGGTATAAAAAATATTTATTTTGGAGTTTATGACGATTTTGACGCAAACGCTACAACTGGCGAAATTTTAGGTACTGGTATTGTAATTTCTAGTGGGTCTGTAACTGACATTAATATGGGTAGCGGTACTTTTTTAAGAAGATACGCTTTACCAAGAGGTGAAAGTTCATTAACAGAGACTATAGTAGGGTCTACAGAAAACGGAACTATACACTACACACCGCAAGTAACTATAAAACTTAATCACTTAACAACGGCTGACCAAAACGAGTTAAGATTATTAGCGTTAAGTAAATTAGTAGTTTTTGCTGAACTTAACCAGTTAAACGCAAGTGGTAAAAACGTAATAGTTTGTATGGGAGTTGAAAATGGTATGAGATTAAATAGTGGTACTAATTTAAGTGGAGCTGGTTTTGGCGACCACAACGGATATAGCTGGACTTTTGACGGTATGGAGAAAGTGCCTATGTCTACAGTAGCTGACTATACAACAAGTCCGTTTGACAATAGCGATTTTGCTAACGTGCAAGTAGATATAAATTAATAGTTATAAACTTTAACATTGATGTTTTTATATAATTAGAGGTAGTTTTTGCTACCTCTTTTTTTATAATACAAATAAATACTTAATATTTCTATATAATAGTATGATACAACTAACTTACTTTACAGTTGCAAAGCCACAAGGTATATATATTTGTACAGAAGATGAAAGATTAGATACTACAGTAGCTAAAGACCAGTTAGACTTTATGTTTAAACTAACTAACGATATGACTGGAGAGATTATATATGTTTATAGTGCAAGTGTTAGTGTATTAGATAGATTTACTACTTTAAGTTTAGCACCTACAGACGTTACTAACCAAAATTTATTTAATGGTTTTTTTAATGGCTTACCAGTAGGTTACTATGGTTATGAGCTTTACGAATTGACTAAAGAAAGTTCGGCTAGTATATCTAAAACTTGTTCAACTGCGCCTAAAGATACTACTGGAACTATTGGTGTAGTAAATTTAAGTTTAAGTGGTACGACAGTATTTACACAAAATTTAAACGGTAAAAATGACGTTTACGATAATCAAGTGTCTAATTTAGACGCTGGTTCTTATGATTTAGACATAGACAACCAATGCGGTGACATTATATTTTCAGGTGGATTAGTAATAAACTCTATAAACTCACAAAGCGACAATACAAGGTTTGTAGAAATAACAAGTGTTACGCAAACGTCTACTGGTATAAATTTTACAGTAGTATCTAAAATGCCTATTGGTCACTCTTACGCTTTTAGTCAAGGTGGCGCAAGTGAAACGCAAATAACTGACATTACAACTAACCCACAAACTACTACGCATAGTTTTAGTCAAGTAGGCAACCCAACTTTACCAGCAAATTTAGTTGAATTAAAACAATATAACCAAACTGGCGGTGCAGTAGGTGGTGGTGCTATAGTAGGTTCTACTGTAAACATAAGACCCGTTACAAATCCTTCGACTTATTATGGTATGTCTATAATTTTAGCTAGTAATGATGTATTACTAGAACACGGATCAAGTACAGTTAGAGAAAAAGGTAGCGTTTTTCTAACTGCTATATATGGTGCAACATCTACAAGTACAACAAAAGGTTATTACACACTACAAGGACAAGTAACTGAGGGTAAAATGTATATAAGTCAGGGTGACGAGAATTTAAAAGAGGTGACTTATAAAGAATATGAAGAGGCAACAAGTACAAATTATATATATTACGGACAATAAAAAAAATAAAAAATGGGTTTAGACAACAACAACGATTTATTAAGAGAACAACTAGGTAAAGGTACTGTAGAAATATTTACTACAGTTGCGCAAACAAGTAAAAACTACTATGCGGTTTACTTTCCAGTAACAAGTGTAGTAAGTTCTATTACTGTAGCAGACGCAACGGGTGAAAGTGCTTTAGTCACGACACTACCAGCTGGTACGACTTTGTTTATGAACGTGACCAGCATACAACTTACTAGCGGTATTGGTATTGGATATGACGAGGGTTTAAAAGAATAATATGCAATCATTAAAATTAGCACAAACTTTAAGCACTACAAAAACTGGCTATAATATATTTTCAGTTGATTTAGACGGTACAGATGATTACGTTGATTTAACAGAAAGCAAAGGTTTTATTACTGGTCAATCTGGTAGTTGTAGTGTATGGTTTAAATTAGAAACTACTAGCACAAGTTCGACAATCTGGCAAGCAAGAGTAGATAGTAATAATTACGTAAATGTATTTTATCATAATGGAACTACAGAACTAAGAATAGCATATAGGTTAGGCGGTTCAACTAAATTAGCCACACATACTGTAGATTATGAAGACGACGGAAAATTTCACCATATACTAGCTACGTGGTCACCAACAAGAATAGAACTTTTTATAGACGGTGTGTCGCAAGCCGTTAATACGTTTACTGGTACGTTTACTGGTACGTTTGCTAACTCTATGATAGGGCAAAATACACTAAATGGTAATTATTTAAATGGTAAAGTAGCACAACTAGGATTGTTTACAAGAGTAATAACTGATGTAAGTGAAGTATATGTAGCTAATAGAGAACCATTAGAAATATCTAATGTTGCTGGTTGCGTTGCATATTATAAATTTGATGAGGGAAGTGGTACAGTAGCTTTAGATAGTAGTAAAAATAGTAATAATGGTACTTTAGTTAATGGTGCAACTTATAGCACCGAAGTACCTTTTAAAGCTGGATAAATGAAATATACAATACTTAATAAAGAAGAATTAGAAAACGTTAATTTTACAGAGGTTTTAGAAACCTCAGCAAATACGTTAAGATACAACAACGCAAATACAGAATTTATACTAAAATTTGAGGGAGATACACCTATTTTTTTAGTAGATAAACAATTATATGACTACGAGGGTATAATGCAAATACTAAACAGTCCTGAGTGGACGCAACCAACAGACTAAATATGGACGATATAATTAACATTAATTTAAGCTACAATACTGCGCCTATAGTTAAAGAGGTAAACGGTAAAAACTATATAGAATATGGTACTGATGACTGGAAAAACTTGTACCCACAATTTTTAATAGATTTATACTATAATAGTAGTACCAACGCTAGTATAATAAATGCTACAAGCGAACTTATAGCGGGTGAGGATATTGTAATAGATGACGAGGAAGAAAGAGATATAGACGCAGTCGTAAAGCTAAAACAATTTATGGCTAACCCTAATTCTAACGAAACTTTACACGAGTTAATTAAAAAGGTATCTTTTGATTTTAAATTACAAGGTGCTTTTGCTTTAAACATTGTATGGTCAAAAGACCGTACTAGAATAGCTGAAATACACCACGTAGGTGTTGAGAAAATTAGAATAGAAAAACCTGACGTTATGGGTAAAGTAAATGGCTACTATATTTGTTCTGACTGGTCAAATACAAGACAAAACAAACCACATAGAGTACCAGCCTTTAACGTTAATGATAGAACAAGCGCTAATCAAATATTATATAGTGGTTTATATTCGCCTAATATGAACTGCTACTATACACCTGACTATATAGCGGGTAACAACTGGTCTTTAATAGATCAAAAAGTAAGCGAGTTTCACTTAAATAATATAACAAATGGGTTTAGTGGCTCTTATTTTATATCTTTTGCTAATGGCGTACCAACACAAGAGGAACGTTTTCAAATAGAAAGAGCTCTAACAGAAAAATTTACTGGTAGTGGGTCGGCTGGGCGTTTTGTATTAACGTTTAGCGAAGATAGAAATAGAGTGCCAGAAATAACACCTATACAAGTATCTAATGCCGATAAACAGTATTTAGCTTTACAAGAGTTATTAGTACAAAATATTTTGACTGCGCACAGAGTTACTAGCCCTATGCTTATGGGTATAAAAAACAATACTGGTTTAGGGTCAAATGTAGACGAGTTAAATAGTAGCGCAAATTATTTTTTAAATACTGTTTGTAAACCTTATCAAGACCATATAATAAAGGTGCTTAAAAAATTGTTTAGAGTAAACAATATGGATATGCCTATAAGTTTTGTACAAATAAAGCCTATAACTACACAATTTACAAGCGAAGATTTAAAGGCGGTTATGCAACAAGACGAAATACGTGAAGAGCTTGGCTTACCACCACTAAACAAAGAGGTAGAGGTTAAAGAAGAGTTAGCTAAAGTTGGAAGTATGATAACTGACGGTGTAGAGTTGCCCGTATATGACACTATAGAAGAGGCTGAGGCTGAGGCAAAGCGTTTAGGGTGTGAATCTTACCACGAACATAAACAAGACGGTAAAACCGTTTATATGCCGTGTAAAGACCACGAACAAATAACTAATTTAAGTAAGTGCAGTTGTAAAGATGAAATACAAAGATTTTCTAACAAAACCGAACTAGAACAATTTATAGAAGATTATGGCGAGGACTTACCAGAGGACGCTATAGTATTAGATCAAGAGAAAGTAGTAGACGAACACGAAGATTTTGACTTTGAAGATGAGTTAAATAAAATAGCTAATAAAAAAATAGAATTAGCTAGTACGGGTACTGCAAGACCTAACGCTAGAAGTGTACAAGACGGTGTAAACGCCTCATATAATGACTACTACAAAGTAAGGTATGAATATACAAGAGATAACACCTTAGGTAGTAGTGGCGAAAGTAGAGAGTTTTGTAAACTTATGATGAGAGCAAAAAAATTATATCGTAAAGAAGATTTACTAAGACTAACAAATATGCCTGTAAATAGAGGGTGGGGTAAAAACGGAGCTGACACTTACTCAATTTGGCTTTTTAAAGGAGGTGGTAATTGTTATCACTACTTCCGCAGAGTTGTATTTAAGTCGTCTTTAAGAAACGCTAAAAATGATATAAACGACAGTCAAATAATAACAGACGTAAAGGCGCTAAGTGAGGGCTTTACTCTACGTAGAAATAGCGGGCTTGTTGCTAAAGCACCTAAAAGAATGAAAAATAACGGATTTTTAAAACCTAGATAAATGAGTTACGTATTATTTATATCAGAAAACAAATTAAAACAGTCTACAGCTATTAATATGAATGTAGACGTAGAGTTTTTACTACCTTATGTTCGTCAAAGTCAAAAACTTTATATTGAGCCTTTACTTGGTACAAAATTATACCAAAAATTAGAAACAGAAATAACTGCTGGTACTTTAACTGGTGTATATAAAACTTTAGTAGAAGATTATATAGCTGATACTTTGGTTAACTACGCTTTTTATCACTGCATACCGTTTTTACGTTTTAAGGTAGAGAACGGTAATATATATAGTAAAACAAGCGAAACTGGTAATAGTTTAACTACAGAAGAAAGCCAACATTTAAGACAAGAAATTTTAAACACGGCTCAATACTATAACGAAAGGGCGGTAGAGTATCTTTGTAACAATAGTGGTAGTTACCCTGAATACTCTACAAATAGTGGAGCTGACATTTCACCGTCAAAAAGTTCGTTCTACTCTAATATGAATTTAGAAAGACCATTAGAGCAAGGTACAGAACTTACATTAGCAGACTTTTTAGTAGGTGGTAGAAGATGAAAAAGTATTATAAAGTAAAAGAGGCAAATAAAATAAAATTAAAGACTTACATAAAAAGTAAGGACAATAAAAAAAAGAATGAAAGAAATACAAGACACCGCCCAAGTAACGTTAGCTAATGGTACTGCAATCGGTATAAGTTTAGTTGAGGTAAACGAAATACTAACGCTTATATCTTTGACTTTAGCAATAGCTTTTAGTATATATAAATTTGTAAAGTATGGCGAAAAAAAACAAGTTAAATAGTAACAACCCACGTTACAAAAAAGTAGAAAAAACTAACGAAAAAAAAGTAGAAAAAAAGTTAGTTCAAGTGGTCAAAGGAGTAAAAATTTACACTATAAACAATTTAACATAATATATATACAGTATATACCGTTTCTCTAGTGTTTTTACGAACTATTTTTTTTAATACTAATATACTACAAACACTTAAAAGTGTCTTAAAACGCTTAAAAATGCCTAAAACACTAAATCTTAAATATTTTAAAATAGAAGAGTTTGCAAGTCCTGACGACCCAAAAAGTGGTAGTAAAATGGACGCAAAATTTTTAGAAAAATTAGACTATGCTAGACAAAATGCGGGTGTACCTTTTAAAATAAATAGTGGTTATAGGACAATAGAATGGAACGCTAAAATAGGCGGTAGAGTTGGTTCATCACATACAAAAGGTTTAGCAGTAGACATACATTGTGTTGATAGTCGTAATAGAGCTTTAATAATAAACGCACTAATAAGCGTTGGTATTAGACGTATTGGAATAGCTAAAACTTTTATACATTGTGATGTTGATAAAGATAAAGACAAAGATGTTATATGGCTTTATAATTAAATAACTTTGAGTATTAACTAAATTAAATTATATGAACGAATTACTAAAAAACTTTCTTATTGGTAAAATTTTAAAATCTAAAAAAGCGTGGTACACTATAGCTGGTATTATTGTACAGTTATTGCACGAGAGTTTTGGACTTGATCCACAAGAAACACAAGCTATTTTATATTCTATTATTGCCCTTGTTATAGGTCAAGGTTTAAGTGATAGTGCAAAGAAATAATAGATATAGATTAAAGCCACACGAAATAGTGGCGCTAAAAAGAATGCGAGAAACCGAAACTAGCAACGTGCTAGTTGTCGGTGACTTGCACGAACCTTTTTGTTTAAACGGATATTTAGACTTTTGTATAGAACAATACGAAATATGGAACTGCAACAAAGTAGTTTTTATAGGTGACATAGTCGATAACCACTATAGCTCTTTCCACGAAATAGATATTGAGGCTGATTATACTGGTAAACAAGAACTAGAACTATGTATAAAAAAAATAGCACGTTGGTATAAGGCGTTTCCTAAAGCTACTGTAATTTTAGGTAACCACGATAGAATGATAATGCGAAAAGCACAAACAAGTTTAATACCTAGTAAATGGATAAAATCATATAAAGAAGTATTAGAAGTACCTAACTGGGAATTTGTAGATAGGTTAGTTATAGATAACGTACAATATTTACACGGAGAGGGCGGTACTGCTAGAACTAAATGTAGAGCTGATATGATGAACACGATACAAGGTCATTTACATACACAAGTTTATTGCGAAACATACGTAGGTCAAAACTTTAGAGTTTTTGGTATGCAAGTTGGTTGTGGTATAGACCACGATAGTTACGCTATGGCTTACGCTAAGAGAGGTAAAAAACCAGCTATAGCTTGTGGTGTTGTTTTAGGCGGTACAACACCTATAAATTTATTAATGCCTTTATAATGAAACCTAAGCACCAACTACCTATTATAATAGTTTGGGCTTTTGTACTAATTATATTAGCAACCTTTATATAACTTTCTTAACACTATAATTGTTAATAACTTTCTAACTTATTATGTTAGTATATATATTTTTTTGTATATTTGCAGTATGAAAACAATAACAATGATAAAAACAACAGACATAAAAGGAAACTTTGCTGGTTATTCAGAAAGTTTTTTTAACGGAGAAAACCAAATACATATATATAAAGATTTAACAGACAAAATGTGGCGAGTAGTTTACCACTACGGAATGAGAGAAATGCCTTTTGACTACAAGCAAGAGGCAGTAGATTTTATAAACGAGTTAATTAAAAAAAGAGAAAATAAACAATAAAAAATAAGAAAATGTATAAAGTAATAAACAAGAAAACAAAAGCAGTTCATTTATTTAACAATGAACAATACAAAAAGTTCTTTGAACTAAAAAGAGCAACTAAGCAAAGAAAGGTAACATACGAGCATATAGGCGACAAATACTATACATATAACGTATCTTGGTTTGCTAACAATGTAGAAGATTACGACATAATAAATACACAAGACGAAACACTAAACGATATTGTAAATATTGCATTAGCAGTAGCAACTGTAACAGTTGTAGTAGCTATAACTAAAATAGTTATGTTATGGATATAAAAGTTGAAAAATTTACGTTTTATAATGACGGTAGTTTATATACAAATCACCAAAGACATATAGGTAAAAGGCAATATATAGACGAACCTGAGAAAGCTAGTTTAAGTATTTTAGTCGTAGGCACACAAAAACAAATAGACAAAGCTCTAAGAGATTATATAAAAAAACATAATTTAGCTTTAGATGAGGCTTACGACATAGAACCGCAAAAAGAATATCACGACAACGGCGTACCTAACTTACAATACTACGGCGAAGAGCATAACGTTAGATTAGCAGAAAGAATACAAATACTAAAAAATAGATATATAAAAAACAATAAAAAAACTTTGATATTATGAAAACAATAAACATTCACGGTAAACAATATGTACCAGTATCTGAAAGGCTAAAATACTTTAGAGAAAACTACAAGGACTATAGCTTAATTACAGATATTATAGAACTTACAGAAAATAGAGTAGTTATGAAGTCAATAGTAAAAGACAAAAACGGTAGAGAAATATCTAACGGTCACGCTTATGAAATTTTAGGCAGTACAAATGTAAATAAGACCTCATTTTTAGAAAATTGCGAAACCTCAGCTAACGGTAGAGCTTTAGCAAATCTTGGTATAATGATCGAGGACAATATAAGTAGCGCAGACGAAGTAATAAACGCTATTAAGCAACAAAATAAAAAGGTAGAAAAACAAAAGTTAAGTATTGATAAGTTTAAAGCTATGAAACAAGTTATAAAAAAAGGCGACATAAAAGTAGTAGAAAATAGAATGGCTAACTATAAGCTAACAAAAAAACAAGAAACAGAGTTACTAAGATTAATTAACGAGGTAAAAATAGCCTCACAAATTTAAAAAAATGGATATACAAGGAATTATTATTAAAAAAACAGATTTAAAAACTGGCGAAAGTAAAAACGGTAAGAGCTGGAAAGTACAAAGCGTAGTAGTAGAAAGACAAGAGCAAGACTACAACAAAATAATATGCGTAGAGGCTTTTGGTGATAAAGTAGACGAACTAGACAACTTTGACATAGGTGAAAATATTACAATAAAAGCAAACGTATTTAGCGAAGAGTATAACGGTAATTACTATAATAAAATAAGAGGTTGGCGTTTTGTTAAAGATACAAACGACGATACGCCATTTTAATATATAGGGGTGTAGTTATTGATAAACAACAACAAAATTAATTATTAACATAAATTAAATTTACTATAAAAGCTACACCCTTATAAAAAAAATAAATTATGAACGAATTACAAAAAATAGATAAAGTTTTAAATATTACAAGTCAAGTTTTTGAAATAGATCAAGACTTACTTAAAACAAAAAGTAGAAAGCAAAATGTTAATTTAGCTAGACAAATAGCGTGTGTGTTATCTATGAAACATTTAGGAGTACATAAGGTCAAAGTAGCTAAACGTGTTAAAAGAGATAGAACAAGTATGAATCACTATCTAACAAACCACAAAGATAATTACGACAACTGGAAACCTTACAGAGATAAATACGACGAAGTTTTTGCAAAGCTCATAAAAGGTAACAGAAAACGTAAAATTTTACATAAAAATAAATTTACTAATATTGTAAGCAAAATACAAACTACATATTGTGTAGCGCCTGACGTAACAATAAAAATAACTTGCGGTAAATATAAACACGAGTTTTTTGTAGGTGTATTTAATTTTCAAAGAGATTTACTAACTATAAAAAAAGCCTTTGATAAATACGAATATAAAATAGATTATTATACTTATGAGGGATAAACCAAACTATTGGGCTAATATACCAGCTGACGTTAGATACGATAAAAATTTAACACCTAACGCTAAGTTATTATATGCAGAAATAACCGCTTTACAACAAATGAACGGTGTTTGTCACGCTGGTACGCAGTATTTCGCAACCTTATATAATGTTTCTAAAACGTCTATACAAAACTGGCTTAAAATTTTAGAGGATAATAACCATATAACAAGGCACAAAATATATAAAGAGGGTACTAATCAAATATTGGCGAGGCACATAAAATTGGTTAATAGACCTACACAAAATAATTTAAGAGATAATAATACAAGTAATAATAATAATACTACGTATAGTAACAAAAGGCGCTTTAAAAAACCTACTGTTAAAGATATTAAAGAATATTGTTTAGAACGTAATAATAATATTTGTGCAGATACATTTTATGATTTTTACGAAAGTAAGGACTGGAAAGTAGGAAAAACAAAAATGAAATGTTGGAAAGCTAGTATAAGAACTTGGGAAAAAAGAGATAGTAAAAATAGCAAATCTAAAATTGACAACCATTTAGACGAATATTTAAAAGGTAAAAAATACTTATGAAAATAAAAAACTACATAATAGAAGATATAAAACTAGAAGATTACCCTGATTTTAGTGACGCTTATTTAAGTTATGCAGAAGACGTAAACGGTAAATCTATAAGCGAAAACGATTTAGAAAAGTGGGTTATAAATAATTACGATAAATTTTATCAAATGATATTAGAAAGTATATATGAAAACACTAAAAGATTATAATATTAAAGAGCTCACTACAAAAGTATATGACTTTATAACAAGGGCTAACATAGAAATAGACGGTAAGTTAGACGGTAAAACAATAGCTGGGCAATCTAAATTTTTTGCAAAAGATTTACAAATAAAAAATAGTTTTAAAAATTTATATTTATATCAAATACGTGACGCTTTTTACGAGGGTGTTAGAGATGAACAAGAAGATAAATATATAAAGCTAAATATACCAACCTATTTTAGGTGGGTACGTAAACATAAAAATAGAATAGATCAAGCGTACTACAATGTACATACTTTAAATGAAAAGCCTGATAAAGTGTCTTATTATGAACCTAAAAAATTACTTAAGTGAATGTACTAGAATTGTTTGCTGGTAGTAGAAGTATAGGTAAAGTAGCAGAACAATTAAACTATAATGTATTTTCTATAGACATAAATAAATTTGATAATATAGATTTAGCAATAGATATATTACAATTAGATAACGACACACTAATAAAAAAAATGTCTAAAAAAGGTATTAATAAGATAGATTTTATATGGGCTAGTCCACCTTGTACACATTTTAGCGTAACGCAAATTGGTAGAAATTGGAATTATGATAATACACCAAAAACAGAGGGAGCTGTACTTGGAATGAAACTTGTAAAAAAAACTTTAGAAATAATAAAATTTATAAAACCAAAATTTTGGTATATAGAAAACCCACGTGGAAAATTAAGAAAATTAGATATAATGAAAGGTTTACCGCGTACAACAGTATGGTATTGTAAATATGGTGATAAAGTTGCAAAACCAACTGATATATGGAGTAATAACATATATTCTTTATTTAACCCTAATGGCTGGACACCGAGAGAAGAGTGTTTTAACGGAAATTTAAAATGTCATCACGATAAACAACCAAGAGGTTATCAAGCTAAAAAATTAAGTGGAGCTTTAGATAAAGGAACTCAAGGAAAAAAAAATAATTATGAAAGAAGTAAAGTACCGTATGAATTATGTTTAGAAATTTTAAAATCAATATAATATGAAACCAATAACAATTAAAGAACAAGAAGTAAAATCAGGGTCAGACGCCGTATTATGGCACTTAAAAACTTATGGTAGTATAACAAGCTATGAGGCAATTAAAGAGTATGGCGCTACAAGATTAGCTAGTATAATATTTAAACATAGACAAAAAGGCTATGATATAAATACAATACCTTTAAAGAAAAAAACAAGATTTGGTACAACAACCACAATAGCTAAATATACATATAGCCCACCAAGTACACATAATATAAAGTTAAGTTGCGAATTACCTCAAAAATCTACTAGACCATATATTATAGGTA